TGGTTACTAAAGTGCCAGAGCCACATAGACCATTGCTGAAGTATGGTCAAGAGCTTTGGAACAAAGTCTGGGGCATGGGAGCAACATGGATCAGCCCGAACACAGACAGCGAACTGCTACTGATGACATGCGAGATGATTGATGAGAGATGGAACTTGCGAGTGAAGGTAATGCAGACTGATGATGCCAGACTCAGGCGTGGCCTGAGAGAACTGGACAGGCAGATAGTCTCCAATCTTTCGCTGCTTGGATTTAGCCCAGCAGATAGAAGTCGCTTGGGAGTGGCAGAAGTCAAGGCTGCCAGCAAGCTAGAGGAACTGATGCAAAGAAAGGCTCAGCGTGTTTCCACCGCAATGGCTAACCCCAGTTCCGACTGATGCCATCGAGCAGGGTGAGGGTGAGCTAGTCATCGACTTCATCGAGGGCTTCGGCATAATTACCAAAGACTCAGTCGCAGGTAAACAAGGAGAAAGGCTGACCCTCAGGGATTGGCAGAAAGACCTTATCCGACACATTTATGCAAGCGATGGTCAGGGCTTCAGATCAAGAGTCAATCTCATAGGCATGCCCCGCAAGTCAGGTAAGTCAGCCATTGCTTCGGCTATGGCAATCTTTGACACATACTTCGGACCAGCTGGAGGTGAGACCTATTCGGTGGCTGCTACTAGAGAGCAGGCCCGCATTGTGTTCTCTGATGCCAAGCGAATAGTCGAGGCAAATGATGAGCTACTGAAGCTAGCAAAGCTATACAGGGATGCAATCGAGATTCCCTCTACAGGTTCTATCTATCGAGTGCTATCAGCAGAAGCCTTTTCTGCCGAAGGTTTGAACATCTCAGCCTGCTGGTTCGATGAGCTTCACGCTCAGCCCAATAGAGAGCTTTTTGATGTTATGTCTTTAGCTATGGGTGCTAGAGGTTCGCTTGCTCACCTAGTCGCCATCACAACCGCTGGAGTGAAGACAGATTCGACAGGTCAGGATTCGATAGCTTTCAGTCTTTACAATTATGGCAAAAGGGTGGCCTCAGGGGAGGTAGAAGACCCATCATTCTTCATGGCATGGTGGGAAGCACCTGCTGAGTCTGATCACAGAGATCCAGAGACATGGAAGATAGCCAACCCGGGATTTGGAGATTTATCAGACCCGCAAGACTTTGAGTCAGCAGTCAGGCGAACCCCAGAGGCTGAGTTCCGCACGAAGCGATGCAACCAATGGGTCTCATCGCAGGTCTCATGGCTACCAACTGGAACATGGGAAGCCTGCAAGGGTGAGCTAAGCATCGAGGGCAAAGACTATGTCATCGGATTCGATGGATCATTCTCAGGTGACTCGACTGTCCTAGTGGGGGTGACTATCGAGGAAACTCCACAGGTATTTATGATCAAGGCATGGGAAAAAGACCCAAACATTCATGATGATCTATGGAGGGTAGATATTCTCGATGTCGAGAATCAGATTCGTGAGTTCGTAAAGGCCCACCCGAATGTCAAAGAGATTGTCTGTGACCCTTACCGCTGGCAGCGATCTATGCAAGTCTTAGCAGAAGAGGGCTATCCGATTGTGGAGTATCCCAGCACCAACGCAAGAAGAATGATACCTGCCTGTGCGAAGTATTTTGACGCTGTAGTCGAGGGAAGGCTTGTGCATGATGGAGACCCATTACTAGCTCGCCACCTATCGAATGCTGTAGTAAAGTCCGACAATCTAGGAGTGAGAATAGTGAAAGAGAATAGAGCATCATCCCGCCGCATTGACGCTGCGGTAGCGGCAGTCATCGCCTATGACAGGGCAACGACAAGTAGAATAGAACCCGAACAACTAACTCCGGGTGTCTATGTCTTCTAAATTGGTCACAGCCTTACAGGTATCAGGTGCAATCCTGATTAGCACAGGGTTAGGAATGATTTTTCCACCTCTTGGCCTCATCGGCCTCGGAGTCTTTTCCGTTCTATTCGGCCTAGCACTAGAGAGAACAAATGCTCAATAACCTATTCGAGAAGCGAGCAGTAACCCCTAATAGCCTTTGGGGAGCTGGTCTTGACTTTGAGCTTCAGAACAACTCAGGCACATTCATCGATGAAGAGAATGTCTATAAACTCTCTGGAGTTTCTGCTGCCATCTCTCTAATCGCTGGCACGATCTCTACCCTGCCTATGGATGCTTGGATGAGGCGTAATGGTCAGAAGTTCTTGATGAGGCCAAAGCCTGATTGGGTAAATAGACCCGATGTTTCATTTGTAGATCGAACACCATTCATCAGCTCGATCATCGCATCCTTAATGCTTGATGGAAATGCATTCATCAGAATCTTCCGAGATGAAGACGGCCTACCAATCAATCTGATGGTTTTGAATCCCACGAAGATTGAAGTCAAACGCAACCGCAATGGTCGAGTCATGTTTACCTATGAAGAAGACCAGAAGACTTATACCTCTGATGAGATTCTGCACATTGTGGAATCGGTGATGAGACCCGGTGCTATTCGTGGTGTCTCAAGAGTCGAGGCCATGAAGGATGCACTTGGACTAGGTCTTGCTCTTGACTCTTATGCACAGAGATTCTTCGGACAGGGTGCATCAGGAAACTATGCCCTAGTCACGCCTCAGTCGCTGACAGAGGATCAGGCAAAATCTCTAGCTAAGTCAGTCGATGCTAGACATGGTGGGTGGAGAAAAGCTCACAAGACAATTGTTCTGCACTCGGGCCTTGACATAAAAGACATTGGCATCAATCCAGAGGACTCGCAGCTTCTGGACTCTCGCAGAATGTTTATCGAAGATCTATGTCGAATCTGGAACATCCCAAGCCACATGATGAATCTGCCGGGAACCAACACCTATAGCAGCGTGGAAGCTACTCAGATCGAATTCGTAACCCACACGCTCAGGCCCTATGTGGCAATCATCGAGAACTCACTTTCCACCTTGCTTCAGGTTTATCCAAATGGTCAAGGTGCATTTGTCGAATTCAACATGAATAGCCTGCTTCGAGGCGATGCACAGTCACGCTTCTCTGCCTACTCACAGGGTATTCAGGCGGGCATCCTGACTGCAAATGATGCAAGAGTTGCTGAGGGTCTTTCTAAGATTGATGGTGGAGACATCCTCAGAGTCCCGCTAGCCAATGTGAATATCGATGCTGCTGATCTAGTAGCCACAGACAAGCGAGTTCTTATGGCACAGCGTTTGGTAGTCGCAGGTTTTGATCCAGCAGAAACCTTGGCTGCTATGGGTCTGCCCGCTATTGCACACACAGGTGTTCCAAGCGTTCAACTTCAGGGTGTCGCACAGATTAATCCTGAAGATCCACAATCTGTCTATCCGGAGGGATAATGCAAGCACCTGCAACGCTCAATCTCAATTGCTGGCAAGGGGCATCATTCGATTACAACCTGACATGGTCGCTAAATGGGACAGCAGTTAATCTGACTGGCTACTCAGCAAGGATGCAGGTCAGAGAAACCTATGATGCTTCAACCGCTGTGATCAGCCTTACATCAGGAACTGGTATCACTCTTGGTGGAACAGCAGGCTCAATCCTGCTTGACATTTCAGCAGCGACAACGGCGGGAGTCCCCTCTGGTCAGTATGTCTATGACTTGGAGCTAGTGACTTCGGGAGGTTATGTCACTCGCTTGCTTGAAGGCAACTTCAATGTCGATCCTGAGGTAACTCGGTGAGCGTAATCACAGTCACAAGTGGCACAAGCATTGTTCAAGTCACAGCACCTAATACTGCAACTATAAGCACAAGCGGAACATTCGCTGCTGTCGTAAATCAGAACCAAGCCACGCTTGTTGACAACATCATCGGGGCAACCGCAATCGCCGAGCCTGCTTACATTCAGTTCAATGTCAATGCAGTTCCCTCTATCGCAGTTGGTCGCATCGGCTGGAATGACGCAGATAAGACCCTAGAGCTAGGCATGACCCCGACTGTGAATCAGAATGTGGGGCAAGAGCTTTTCATCTTGGCAAAGTCCTCTGATGGAACAGAAAGAACCAAAGGCAAGGCTGTCTATGTCACAGGCTCAGACGGCAATAACAAACTTGTCGCTTACGCACAGGGAAACACAGAAGCTGCAAGCTCTAAAACCATCGCCGTCATGGCAGAGACCATCAGCGGTGGAAGCAAGGGCTTTGCTGCAACTTTTGGACTTGTTCGCAACATAAACACGCTGGCACTTACCGAAGGTGCAGCAGTCTGGCTATCACCAACAGTCCCCGGTGGCCTAACTTCTACAAAGCCAACCGCACCTGACAATGCTG